ATATACTTTTTTTCGTCTTTGATGATAGCATTATTCCAGTAACTCAGACGATTCTTTGTAAGCCTGATTCCAAAATCATCAAGGGCAATTTTCTGCATCAACCCTTGATGACCACGAGCATTTGGGTAGCGCTCACAAGCCATCTGATATACTATATCAAGAATTTTATTCCTAGTACATTTGCTAGTTCTTCTGTTCATTCTTCTACTCCAAAATGTTGTTTAATCTTATTTACACTGTCTACTTTTGCCTTGGTCCATTCACCTGTATACGCATATTCTGGTCCACCGACTTGAATACATTCCTGAACAATCAACTCGGCGAACTTTTCAAATGCCGATGTTGTATTATGACGTGTTGCCATTGCTTCTGACAATTCAGTACTGAATCCAGCCTTTTTAGCAAGTTCTCTAATTCGTTCGTTCATTGTTCAACTCCAAAAAGTAAAATATACAATATCATAAACAATACATAATGTATTGTAAAAATACATATTGTTATTAAAATATCTAGAAAATATGGACCAAATTTTTCTTTCACGATTTAACTCCGAAATGTTTCTCATTATTGCAATGAGATTGGTGAAACAATTACACGAGGCTCAACATAAACAGGTTTTGCCTTACCATCTTTGTGGTCCACACACAACACCCAAGTACCCTCAGCACTTGCTGGACTATACAATCCATTTGGGTCTGCTTGTGGTAAGATTACACCACCGTGGGCGTTATCATAAGTAAGATGTTGTGGGTTTGTATATTGAGTAGCATAAGGCAATCCATAACCAACACTATCACACAACTTTGTCAATTGATTGTTCATGCCAACCAAATAAGTTGTAGTGGCAACACTTTTATCACGCAATTCAAGAATGTCTTTCATCATACGTTTTTCAGCAAAGTTGGTGATTGCTGGCATGCCAACTGATTGTACAGATTGTAAACTTAATTCTTCTTGCTTACGGCGTTCAATCTGTGTTGACGATTCTTGCAAATTACAAGCTGACAAAACTGTTGCTACAGCGGCAATTAATAAAATCTTTTTCATATTACTTTCCTTCTCTTAGATCATTATAAAAATTACGCAAGTTTGGTGGAAGTTTATCTTCCGGATAAACACTGAAACGATGTAACACAATAGCACGTAACGCATCCTTGTGTTCCTTATCTGCTTTGATATATTCCATTTGTAAGTCTTCCAAATCACGAATCATGCCATCGTTGTATTGTTCGCTTTGTTTGAACACTTCATTATCAACGGCACGATATTTGGGTGCGAAGTATTTGTAGGATTCATATCCCAGATAAGATAATCCAAATCCTAATGCTATAACAGCAACAAACAAACCCAATGTAGATAAAATATCTTTAAACATACTTGCTCCTCAGTCATTTTTTAGAAATTCAGGTAACTGTTGATCTTTATGAACAATCTTTGGTTGTGTCTTTATAAAATCTTCCAGTTCTTTTACTCGATTCTCAACTACAGTCAATTGATTCATAACTGAAAGCAGTTTTGATTCTAAACTCTTATGTTCAGGTAATGTTACTATTGACATCTCTATTTCCTTTATCTGACAATTCTTCAATTTTATTGACAATATCTTCCATCTTTTTTAAAACTTCAGCTGCATCTTCTTCAGATTTGTATGAAACAAGTGTACTCAATAGTTGTTTGTACTCGCCCAACAATTTTAAAACCTGTTCAGCTTTGGGATTACTCACGATGCTAATGCCTGTTCAACATGTTTACACCTACGTCTAAACTGAAAGCCAGAGCAAGTACAGGTTTTCTTATCAGGGTCAACGAAATATGTGTTGCCTTTGCTACCTGTAATCTTAATCAGATTGCTTTTGGTTTCTTCAATCTTAAACGGATGATCCTTGACCTCAACGAATTTGCGATATCGTTTGTCTATACGTGCTCGGTGTTTAGAATATATCGGCTCACCCTCGCCCCATTTCTGATAGGCAACAACTCTATCGCCGTCAAGCAAATAGACGTGATTCGGCTGTCTGCCTTCCATGTTCCAAACTGTAATTTCTTTTACAACGATCATAAGACTATTATACTCCACTCATTTGTAAAAGTAAAGTCATTATGCAGCCACCGCAAAACCTGAATCGGACTTCTTAGCGCGACCTTTCGCTTTCAAACCAACGACTACTCCTCTAGGGTCTAAAAACCTCAAGTCCGTGGAATCACCATTGATGACAGGATAGCCATCATAACCAGTCGGCAAAGTCTTGCCTTTGAACACCACAGCATAATTCATGCCGCGACCATAGTTCTCCTGCGCTTTCAGCCAGAAAGGATAGAATTCCTTGCGAGCGGACACAGAGAATGTCAGGTGATAGTTATCAATATGCTTGACGCGACGATTCGCGATCTTCGTGTAGTCATAGAAGAAAATATGTTCGAAAACATCGAAGATGTTTTTATCTGAAGTCTCAGGATAGACTTTGACATCTTCCCAACGAATGTCGGAAGTGCCATTCAATCGAACAACGAGAGTGAGACCTTTCTTTTGCGCTTTGATGTAAGCAGCTTCGATCTCTTTGACTAATTGATGCATGAAGCCAGAGCGATTCTCGAAGAACATGCGAGTGCGAGCAATTCGCGCTTTTTGAATGGCATTCAATTTTACAGTATGACCGTCAATAGTCACAGTATCAGCATCAGCACGAGCCATGCCACCGCGACCAGCGGTATTAAGACAATCACCGACACAGCCAGCGATCTCTGCCATCGGACAGACTTGATAACCTGACAACTTCCATGGCGCCAAATATAAAATGGCGGTCATGTAACCCTTCTTTTGACCCTTTACAGTCTTAGCATTTGCGTCAATATTCAACAGGTTCATAGCGATCTCCCAACTTATAGAACTATTATACTATTTCAGTCGGGAAAAGGCAATTCAAATAAATCTAATCAAATCAATGACTTGCAGTTACAGTTTGAGCTTCTTTTCGAGTGCTTTTATTTTCCTTTCCGAGAGTCTCATAATCTCCTCACCATCAACGTGATCGTTCTCAATCAACAATTTGAAGATGGCGAGGAATTGTGCCAGTTTATCTTCTAGATCGTCTGGTGAACTTTTAATATCATCGCAGACGTCTAGAAGCATTCTTGCTAATTTTAATTCAGATCCCATTAACTATTCTTCTTCAACCATTCAAGAACAGTTTGTGGGCTTGACTCACCGTATGGGTCAGTTGCGCAGTTGTCTTCAAATCCTGGCTCAACGAACATCTTTTCGATAACGCCATTCTTAACAACAGCAGCATAACGCCATGAGCGTGCACCAAAGCCAAGATTATCTTTCTTAACAAGCATCTTCATCTTCTTAGTGAAAACTCCGCTGCCGTCTGGAATAACTTTAACATTCTCAAGATTTTGGCTTTTTGCCCATGCATTCATAACGAAAGCATCATTAACAGACAAGCAGTAGATATCTTTAATACCGCATGCTTGAAACTCTGGGAACAACTTCTCATAATCTGGTAGTTGATAAGTTGAGCATGTTGGGGTGAAAGCACCTGGGAGTGAGAATAATACAACTCTCTTGCGCTTAAAATAGTCCTTGCTCTTTACATCTTCCCAACGGTATGGGTTTGGACCACCAATCGACTCATCACGAACACGAGTCTTAAACACCACATTCTGTGGGACTTTCTTACCTTCTAAATCGCTCATAATTAACTCCTTACAGCATAAAATGTTCCACGCATGTAACGTGGATATTCGTTTCTCAAAAATTCAGAAATGTTCTTAGAATTGAATTCCATGTGACACTGAGAGCTTCTCTTAGTCTTCACTTGTTCTTCAAAATGATCATACTGTTCTAATACAGTATTAAACCCGAGCATCTTTAATAAAGCAATCAGATCATTCTTATCAATCCAAAATGACTTAGACTGATCAAAAGAAGCCCAACGTGCTTCATCAAGTTGTTCCTTTGTTAGATTTTCAGGACGATCGCTAAACCATCGACCGAATAATCCCTCATGGAAAGTATTCTGCGACAAAGCACCATTATAGAATCCTTTTGGATCTAGATTCTCTAATGAGAAGTGTGTTTGTAGAATTAATACTTTCTTTGTCTTTACTGCAAGTTTCTCTAAAAACTCACGAGGATTATGTAAATGATACAATAAACCAGAACAATAGCTAATGTCAAATGCATCGTAATTAGAAATGTTCTGTACGTTATCTTGTACAAATTTTAGATTAGGAAGATTGCAATTATCTTTAACATATTGACAACATGCAAAGTTAGAGTCGCGAACTTCCATTCCTGTTACATTAAAGCCCATGCGAGCAAACTCAACAGAATATGCGCCCTCTAAACATCCAAGATCAACAAGACTAATCTTAGACTTGTTCTTTTGTGGATAAATTAAGTTTAACATATTCTTTACTGATTCGCTCCAGTACAATAGATCAGCATGTGATCCTTGAGCGAAGAATCCTTCAGGTGCATCAGGGCGAGTATATGTGCCGTCATCTAATCTGATATTGTGTGATGTGAATACAGGTTTCACTTTTTATCCTCAACTTGTCCAAATGGCACATAATCGGCTTGCGGTGAAGCACCTATCACTCTAGGAACAGTTTTCCAATTACTCATCGGAACTGTTTGTTCAGTTTGAAAAAAAGAATCTATAAACACACTCACTTCTCTGTATTGTAAATGTTCTTTAAGAGTCTCATCATCAATTAAAATTCTAAATTCGTAGCGCATGACTTATCCTAATTTAACAACTCTGTAGAATTTCCATCTTTGTTTGCCGAAGCTATCAGCTTCTTCTTGAGTATCAAATAGATTCTTATTTCCTGACGTTAAGTCACTATACCATTCCCATTCATCTTCATCAACCATAATTTGTAGACCATACTTGCCATTAAATGTGATTGCTGGAGCAGCATTTGTTGCTGCAACAGGAGCACCGCTTCTTAAAGCAGCAACTTGTTCTTGTAGTTCTTTAACAGCTGCCTCTAATGCAGCAATGCGATCACTCTGTTTCATTATCTCTTTCCTTTGAGTTGGTTTCTTCTTCGTTTTCAAGTCCTGAGAAGATGACGTTATGGAGGTCGAGGTAGTTGCATTCCATCCCAATACCGTACGAATCTGCTTCAAAATTGAACGTACCATACAATACTCCGCGATAACTTCTTCGATCTACTACATCACCCTCATAGATTCGTTTAACAACTGAATAGAATGCTCGCAGCTTATCATCGTATGGTAGCTGTTCCCACCATGCATCCATTTCTTGTCTTCGAGCTTCAACTGCTTCTTGCAGTTTTTCTCCAATATCATTAAGTCTTTGGAGAACATCTTCTTTAGATTTAGGATTTCCTAAATTATTTTCAGCCATATGAATACAAACTTCTTTATACTCATTAGGGCAAGTATTCTCATCTATGCAGCAATCAGGGTATGGGCACTTTTTCATAAAATCACTGGATACTTTTCCACGTGATATGCGTAGAACTGACGAATCTTATTGATAATTTCTAAGATCTGTTGATGAGATTGTGCAGCAATAAGTTCATTAGACAACTTGCGCATTGCTGTAACTTCTTCGATTGTGCCGAGCGGCATTACTTCAAAGTCATTGCTCTTTTTCATTTCAACTTCACGATTAAATTCATTAACCATAACAGCTCCATTTAATAATTAGAATATTATACCTTTATTCTCAAAAAAAGTAAAATCTTTTTCATAATATTTTCTTATTATGTTTTCACTTTCTTTTGTGAGAATTTCATCTTTAGAGTCGTTCTGTAATTTTACACTATCATTCATAACCCAGACTCTTCCATCATATCTCGAGCCGAGCATTACAATAAATCTTCTTAATTCGTTTTCATACCATCTATAATCTAACAACTCAACTTGCGGATGATCGAGCCAATCAGTTTGAGGTCTAAAAATAACCACAGGACCAATTACATTATGTATATCAATAGTGAAGTAATTACTCTTAATGAAATCATCTAGAGTTATTGTTTCAATTTTATCTTTTAAACGTTGTGGCAATTTATCATATCCGACTCTTTGGACTTCATTATAATCATAAGCCTCATAAGTGTCAGCATTATTGTATCCATAAAAAAAACCTAAGAACGAGAAATAATAATGTCTTTTATAATATCTATAAGCTGAGATTAATCTCTGAATAGGATTTCTAAAAAAACAATAAAATTTATAATCTTGTATGTCTTCAATGTATTGACCATGGGTTTGATAGAATGTGTCATAAGTCACATGATCAGGAACCCATGTTGATGGATCTGTTGGTTTAAAATTATTTCTATACAGAGTAATTGGAAGAGTTTTAGTCATTGCGACTTCTGTGAAGATTCTCATAGTTGTCACTGACGCAACTTTTGGATTAAAAAATAATCCAATCTTTTTTTCTTTGTGTATGATCATATTAAAATGTTAACTTTCTTCCTTCATAAGAATATTCAAATTCTTTAGTGAAGAACATTGATATTGTGAACCTATCGCCTTCTTGTATCTCATTAACACGATGAAAGCAGCCTGAGAAATATAAAACAACTGAACCCTTTTTTGGTTTGCTCAAATATGTTTTTGTATTTGAGATAAAAGGAGATTTCCATTTTCCTTCAGCAATGATAGTTTCACCGCCGACATAATCGTCATTCAAATACGTTATAGCTGTTACATTTCTAGTCAGTATTGACGAATTTGATTTATGGGCTTTTATTTGTTCTTCTGACATCATCTCTTGACTAAGAATATCTGGATGCCAGTCCATAGATGTGCCTTTTCTCCAGTAAACAGTATTTAAAGATTCTGGATAGTTTGTTTCTTTGTAACACTCTGAAACAACGGAGGCTAGATTGTCTCTGTATTCTGCAATTCTTTTTTTAAGATCTTCAGGATACTTTTCTAATTGATAGTCGTATGAGAATGGATCTTTATCTACATTAGCAGGATCATTATGATAAGATAGTAGATCAGTTTTTGTTTTAATGTGTTCTACTATCTCATCGCATAAACTATCATCTAGAATTTGATCGAATCGATAAATTAAATCAATTCCAGTATCCACCTGTATCATTATTATTTTCTTATGTTATAATTTCAACAGCGTTTGCGTTTGTTGTGAAGTAGATTGGTAGAGTGATCATGCTGTTTGCGCCAGAAGTCACAGTATTCACAGAGAACATACAATGGCTGTCAAACATGACAACTGTTCCCTTTGTTGGGGTCACTGTATATGTCTGTACATTAGCACCACGTGGAGCAACTTGAATTGAAACTTCACCACCAGTGAAACCATCATTTGTGAATGTTATTGACGAAACTTCTCTCATGAAGATTGATGAATTTACTGGAACAGTATTCGCATGTTCAGGTGCAATATTAGCAATATCAATTGCATCTGAATGTAGATACATTGAATTGTTATTTCTCCAATATAGTAACATAGAAGATTCTGGAGAAAATGAGTTTGCGAATGCAGTATTGGCAACGTTGACTAGATTGTTTCTATACTCAGTAATTAAGTGTCTAACATTAGAATCTGAAACTTGAGCGGTGGCAGTAGCATGTTCCCAAGCATTTGCAGTAGCATAAGCTGTATTGGTTGCCATGTCTGAGCCAGCGACCCATGCATTGATTAAGTCGCAGTTTGCGCTGTCTAATGCATTATTGTAAACGAAGATATATGGGCTACCTGTTGTTACTGGAGTCATCTGCTTATCCTTAATAGAGAGAGAATTCCTATTATTTATATCTTCTCTAGGCTACAATTCCGTGTTCTTCGCGTAAAATCTTCTTATATGGCTTACCTTCTTTCATTAAATCTCTGACAAGAATTAACTTATCAGAGATTTGAAAGCGACCAGCTCTAATTAATTCGTCAATAATTGCATCTAATTCATATTCATTAATAGGAAGATCCATAATTCACCTTATTGTTGTGGTTGTGGTTGCGGTTGAACAACAACTGGTTGTTGTACTTGTACCCATTCTACATGACATTGTTGTTGATAGACTGGACGATTGTACATGTCAACGCCAATCATGACTTGGTTACATACAACTGTGCGAGTATATCCAGCTGGAGGTGCAGCATTAACATCAATCTCATGCATCACAATACCACCAATCACAACACCTGCTAGAACATCAAATGGTCCCCACCATCCACCATGATATGGTGCCCATCCGCGATGCTCGCCCCAAAAGGCACGAGGCTCATGAGCTGCAGCAATAGTAGTAACCAACGAAGTCGCTAATAATAAACCTGCAATAATTTTCTTCATTTTATCTCCTTTGTCTTTTATAACTATCATCATCATAATCTTTTCTTTTATCAAACTTGAACGATTTGTCACTGTCTTCACGATGTTTTTGTTTCTTTCTAGAGCTTTTTCTGTATTCGCTCCAATCATCATTCATCTCATCAAAATGTCTGTTGTCCATTTTATTTCTTCTCAGCACCTTTCATCTTAGTTATAAACATCTTATACAAACCCAACTCTCGACCATATGCTTCAATTTCCCAAGGTGCATCATAATATGCTTCTTGAACATTTTGATAACTATGATCAAAGTATGAGCCTTTATACTTTACACCACCACTAACATAGTCAAACATCTCACCGTTCAAATATTGTTTAACATGTACCAATTCATGACCAAGTCCGATTAATATCTTTTTATATTTTCTTAATGGTTCATTTACTTTTGAAATGTTTTTGGCATTCAATACAATTCTAAAATGTTTCTTTTCTTTAAACACTCCCAAGTATTGACACCATGCTTCGAGTTTCTTTAGATCATCAACATCGGCATAATGATCCAAGTCGTTCGCAGTAACAATTTCAATTTTAATGTTAACCTTGTCTAAGAGGCTCCCCTTAACAAACCTACTTATAACGAAATTAGAATAATCTCGAATAAGTTTTTTGTCTTTTTGGTCTAGATGTGGGGAAGATACAGTTATCATTTAACAATTCTTAATAAAACAGTATCTTTATTAATTCTACCATTCAATGCAACAGGCTTAGAATTGATAGTATCCATCAGCTTTCTTAACGTAACCTTACTTCCATTCAATACGTCAGTCAAAACCTTTTCAGGTTTTCTTACTGTCTTTGACACTGAAGTTTCTGTAAAGTTTAATATTGAAGAACCTTTTACATTTAATCCATCGATGTTCTTTGCAACATATAATCCAAGTTTACGAGTCTTAACGTTGAACACCCATAGATGTTCCGCGCCAATGATTAGTTCTGGATTAATGGACTGTAGTTTAAATTCAGCATGGTTCTTAAGATACTTGAGATTCTTAACAATCTTATCATGCGATAGGACTTTAGCCTTACGAGTCTTGCGTGTTTTCTTAATTGCACCTAGACGAGTCGCATCATTAATAATTGTTTCCATAACAGAGCGAATGCTCTTGATGCGTTTCTTACTCAAACCCTCATAGTATTCTTTATTCTTTTTGCTTGAGCTTTCTTCGTTAAAATTCTCTAGACGTTTTTCAAAATAATCAATAATGCCAGTGGCATGAACAGGCTTGACTTCATTCTTTTGAAACCACTCATAGGCATTAAATTCTTTTTCACCAACACCATATTCATCAAGCATACCTTCAAGTTCACCAATGTATACATTAGTTCTGTTAGCAATTCTTTCTTGAATGTTTACGACATTGTTAATAACGTTGCCTTCTTCATCAAACTCAACAGTTTCTTTCTTGGCTTCATCAATTTTAGTCTTTAGAATTCTTTGTGCCTCTGCGATCCATAATTGATTCTTTTCATCAAAAATGAATCCTCTCTTTTTCAGAGTCAACATCCATGCAAGTGTTGGATTGGCAACTCTAGAGTCACAACCCAAAATCTTGGCGGCATCTTTTGTTGTTTTGTTTCGTGCATACCAATTAAGTGCACGACTAATATCTGATTCACTTACAGGTACAACACCACTGTAACTTGGTTCTGGATCAACCTGAACCTTAACTGCTGTCTTAGCCATTTAATGTAACTCTTTGTGCGCTTGCTGCTGCAGATAATTGTAATACTGACTCAGGTTTGAATGAGCGCCATTGACCAACATCGAGATCAAATACACGCAAAGCATTTCCTGCTTCGGTCAACATATTTCCCTTACCACGATATTGCTCAGGTAACATGTCATCTTTTAAAGTACATTTCATAACACGTTCAGTTCCATCTACCTTTGTAAATTTAACATGAGCAACATTGTTTTTCAAAAAGTTGTAAAGATCATTGTAATCATTTATGTTCATAACAAACCTCTAATTTTAAGAATTTAACACTTCACGGAAATATTGTACCGTATCATATAGCCCATTGTCAATTAATTTTTTGGGCTGCCAATTCAATGACATAGCGAGTCCAATATCAGGTCTGCGCTGTTTTGGATCATCTTGAGGCAGTGGTTGAAATGAAATATTAGATTTTGAATGTGTAATTCTAATAATCTTTTGAGCCAACTCTAACATTGTAAATTCTTGAGGATTACCAATGTTCACAGGAGTTGAAATATTAGAATTGAAAACAGCCAACATGCCTTCGATGTTATCGTCTACATAACAGAAGCTTCTTGTTTGAGAACCATCACCATAGATTGTGATGTCTTGATCTCTTAATGCTTGTACAATGAAGTTGCTTACGACACGACCATCGTTAACAGACATATTAGGACCGTAAGTATTAAATATGCGGATAATACGAGTATCGACATTGTGAATGCGTTTATAATCATAGAAAAGAGCTTCAGCGGCACGTTTACCCTCATCGTAACAAGCCCTCGGACCATAGCTGTTAACGTGCCCCACATAATGCTCATGCTGTGGGCTAATCTCGGGATCACCATATACTTCGGAAGTAGACGCTTGGAGAATTTTACTGCCATGATTCAATGCCAATTGTAATAAGTTGTTTGTTCCCACTACACAGGTGAGGGTGGTTTCGATTGGAATGTTTTGGTAATGGATTGGACTAGCTGGGCAAGCAAGATTAAAAATCCCATCGAAATTATAGTCGCGGAATAAACGAACGATGCCAGTATCGTTAATATCACGATTGACATAGCTGAAATTATTGTTTCTGAAAAACGGTTCAATATTTTTAATATTACCTGTACACAGGTTGTCAACCACTGTAACTTCATTGCCATCATCCAATAATCGTTTAGTTAAATGAGATCCCAAAAAGCCAGCACCACCAGCCACGAGATAATGATTTTTCATACAGCCTCTGCAGTTCTCGGTGTTTTTATTCTGCCCTGCTTTAAAGCTTCAGCAAATTCACCCTTGAATATTTTATCCATTATTTCTTCAGATTTCTTACACTTCTTGACGATCAACCCTTCTTGATTGACGCGAACAAGACCCTTCACATAATGTTTCATATCACCAATAATTGCTTCAAATACTTCGGCTTCATCATCTTTATATAGTACAATTTGGTACATATATCCAAGTTCATGTTTATGAAAATCTCTGGATAAGTCGTCACTCAGTTTCATAATATTAAAGTCCCAAGCGATTTGATCTTCGTTGGTTTTGTCTTCATCGATACTAAATGAAATACCATCAACATCATCTTCTTTTATTTGAAGCTCTCTAATGTGGTTTAATTTACTGCCCATGAACGACTCCTTTTTGATTGATTTTATCGTAACCAAACTTGGCAATATAAAAACTATCTACAATGTCAGTCACTGGACTCCCAAGAGTCAAATTCTTATTCAATAACATACTATAATTTTCTCCAGTCTCATTACAAAATTGCTCATACATTTTGGCTTTATCAGCATTACCCTTACCTGTAGCGAATTTCTTCACTGTGGTCGGAGCAACTGTCTCAAATTTATATCCGACTTCCCAAAACTTATATTTCAGTAAGCCAGCATTTTCTGCGATATGGAAAACTTTACCTGTAGAACCAAATGAGTAATCTTCAATAAAGATATTTGGAACACCTTTATCAAGAGGAATCTTATTCAAGAAATATTCAGCGATGTTATCATATCGCTCTTGTTCTGAATAGTATTCTTTGTGGAGTGCTCCGATTGCGTTTTTGAATGTTCCAACTAACTTACTGCTAGAAGTCAAATAATAGAAAATACATTTATTGATATTAGGCTCTGCCATCACGCACATGGCAGGAGAAGTCAATGAATAATCTATTCCGATTACCATGACTCTTCGAGTTCTTCTTCATCTTCTTCATAATCATCATCCTGTTCAGGGATTTCATCCCCACAGAATGGGCAGTAATCAGGATCACCTTCAACATTACCAACTAAAAATTCTACTGCATATTGGGATTCACAATTAGGGCAAGATATTTGTACATATGGATCGTCAGTCATCATCATTCCTTTATAAACATATAATCCTCTATTGGAATGACGTCTCGATCAGAGCATTTCAAACGATCAATGGTTTCTCTATCCACTAAGTCTGGATGAACCCACCAATCTTCAAATGGAGCTGCTTCTGTAGGCGAAACGTTTCCAACAACTAATTCGTATCCTAACGATCTTAGATATTTTCTAGATTTATCACGATACGTTCCTGTCATGTCTATATAGTGATCATGTTCATAGGTGATGACAGCGAACTTATAGTTGTCGAATGGAATCGCCAACAATGCCTCAAAAGTGACATTGGGTGGTTCTATATCTAATTGCAAATAATCCACAACACCATTAACAGCTAAATTCTTAAGAATAGAATTATAGTCTGCAGTTGTTGCGTCTTGTTTTAATACTTTGTTTCTTCTCTCCGCATTGTACTGGTTTACAAAATCTTCTCTAATCTCAAACCCAATACCAGTCCATCCAAGTTTTTCTAATAGAGCGGTATTGTTACCATAAAATGGTCTTGCGCTACCGACTTCAACATATGTTCCATTTGTTTTACCGTTCAGACACTGTAATACAAACATATCTTGAAATACTTGAGAATAATTATATTCTATTTCATCTGATTTGTCAAATTTGTTTCTTAATTTAGAATGTTGAGACTTAACATATGGTCTTTTAGAGACATCTTCTGGTCCAGAACCCAAATTCATAAGATTGTTTTGAACGATGGTTTTATGCATATCGCTCATGACATCTTTGTAATTACTTTTCAATTGTAAGAATAACTTTCTGGCTTCCATACCTTTTCCCCAATACCATGAGGAAACGGCTTTCTCAAAAATAAGTCCATATTGACCTGGATAATCTACAGGATAAGGTAAAGGCTCAGAGTCTTCAATTACACCAAGAGCAATCTGAGCATAAACATAAGAGTCGACATGCTCGCTTTTCATTTCATACATTCTGCTGAGCATAAAGTATGCTTCTGGTCTTTTAGGAAGTAAACAGATTGCGTGTTTTAATAAAATGCTAACTGTGTGACTTCTATACCCTTGTTTTTCAAAACAAGTGGCGCATCTTAATAAGCAAACATATTGCATTAAAACGTCTTCATATCTTTCAGCCGCTCGCATATAGAATGTGTAAGCTGATGCAGTCTGCCCAATAGAATCGTATTCACAGGCTAATTTAAAATTCTTTTCTGGATCTTCAGGATTAGTTACATAATCCTTGATTAATGATGTTAGTTTATCCATTGATATAGTCCACAATAAATTTCATTGGCGCTTTTAGAACATAAGCAGCGTTATCTTGAACACCGAATGTGATTAATATATCACCATTATATTCTGTCATTCCTGCGCAGAATTCTATTTTAGAATCCATAAACGAAAACGGCTCACCGTATTTTACAATATTCCAATCTTTATCCCAAACAATGAAACAATGACGATAGATTGCATTCTTGTTTCCTTGTTCGCTCTTATACAAATAAGTTGTGTGTGTTAAGCAAACACGATATTCACCAACAGTAATAACATGTGAACCACCTCTATAGTCGTAAGGTCTTTGATATGCTGGACCAACATAAACCTGTTCGCATGTTCTATTTACTGGATCGACTTTAACAACTTCGGTGGGATTAGACCATTTAACAAAATGATATGGCATGTCAACGACAGGCATCCAGTTTTTCTCACAGTAACTGGTATCATCCCCTGGAGCAGGAATTCTAAATCTAGAAATCTCAACGCCATCCTCAGTTAGTTCAGAGAGTTCCATTCTGCCTTGACCATTTGTAGTTGTATCTCTACGAACACCACAAATGTACAGTTTACCATCCCAACGAATAGTTCTACCGTCTTCTAGTCCCTTGAAATCCCAAATTGGTGGAGTGTTCAGTTTAGAAGTGTTAACTTTATTAAACTTTTTAATCAGAAGATCATCACCAATCTCGCAAAGATAATTGGTTGTTGTTAGGCTAATATCATTCTCAGGGTTCATGTATGATAATGGACCCCACTGATGTTCAAACTTGCCTAATTCAGAGTGATAGATTGTGACTTGACAATGGCGAATGTTACAGAGTAACTTACCATTGTCGTTATATATTGATGGATTGAAGATTCCTGTACCGTTGGTCAGTTCAGAGGGAATAATCAATGGCGCAATATCACCGCCAGCATCTAGCACTTGCTTAACGAAATTACTCACTATATTCCTCAGTAATAAATGACATCAATTTACTTTCAGTCATTGAACCAACATTGCGCTTGATTTCAAAACCTTCTTCGTTCACCAATACAAACATTGGAATGGTTCTGACGCCATACTTTGCGACTAAGTCTTGATTGTGTTCTTCATCAATATCGATGTTTTCAACAGGAACGGTAATCATGTCTCCCATTCTTTCCATCAACTTTGTCATTTGTTTACAAGGACCACACCAGTCTGCGTAGAATTTTAATAGTTTCATTATAAGCACCTTTCGTTAATTACGTTCCAGTCGATAATGTCCCAAATGTTCTTTAGATAGCTTTTCTTATCTGCTTGATAGTCTAATGCCCATGCATGCTCCCACCAGTCAATAAGAAGTACAATCTTCATATCATCATCGTATTCATGATTATGAATTGTATGAATGTTCATCTTATAATCGAGATAAACCCAACCGCTTCCTTGGATAGCCATTGCTTCTTTTTCGAAAGCATCTTTCAATCCATCTAAACTCCCATACTTGCGATTGACTTTCGCTTTAATAATTTTACCATATTGAGATGAATATGGTTTAGTGAATTGTTCAAAGAAGATATTATGAAGCATTGCGCCACCATAATTAAAATCAGGATCCCCTTCACCTTTATTATATCGCTCAAAGTATTTTGAAGCAAGTCCAATAAAATGATAGTTGATTGTAGCTTCGCTCATTATTGGGCTTAAATAACTCTTAGGGAAGTTTAAAGATTTCTGATAAATCTTCTCACGATTCTCGTTTAAAAATTGATTAAATTTCATTTGTTATCCTTTTGCCCAAACTTCTTCCCATGTGCCTGATAATGCACCTTTCGCATAGTCCGTTGCACGGTTCTCGAAGAAGTTTGTATGCGTTGGAGCATTGATCATTTCTTCAACCCATGGTAATGGATTCTTTTTGACTTTGAAGATACCTTTCATACCCATGCTAATCAAACGGCGATCAGCAATGTAACGGATGTATTGCTTTACTTCTTCAGCTGACAATTCTTTCATTGGTCCCATGCTGAAAGCAAGATCAATAAACTTATCTTCAAGCTCAACCATTTTTGTAGCAATGGTATAGATTTTACCTTTCAGCTCATCATTCCAAAGTTCACGATTTTCTTCAATGTATGTTCTAAACAATTTGATCATTGATTCGCAGTGCATTGTTTCATCAACAATAGACCATGTAACAATTTGTCCCATACCTTTCATTAGACCATGACGTGGGAAGTTCAACAACATAATGAAAGAACTAAACAACTGTAAACCTTCTGTAAATGCTGAGAACAATGCGATGTTTTCAGCAATAGAAGCATTAGAATTTAGAATATAGTCATGTTTATCTTTCATTTCTTGATATTGCAAGAATTCATTATAAGTTGAGTCAGGCATTCCCAATGTCTCAATAAGATGAGAATATGCAGCAATGTGTAATGCTTCACGAGCAGCAAAGCCAGCAAGCATCATACGAACTTCTGGTTGTGGGAAGTGTGGCAAATAGTTCTTTACATATCCACCAGCAACGTCAATGTCGCCTTGTGTGAAGAAACGAAAGATGTTGGTTAGAAACTTCTTTTCTGAATCATTTAGACGTTTCTTCCAATCCTTCACATCCTCAACCATTGGAACTTCTGTGTGTAACCAGTGAGCTTGTTCATGCTTCAACCAAGCATTATATGCCCATGGATAATTGAATGGTTTGAAGTATGATCTTTCTTCTGTTAGTTTTAAGTTTTTCTTTACCATCCTAATCCTCTCCCGATACCTTTAACTGCTTCGTATGTAATCACAGCAGCACCAATAAAAAGACCACTGACAACACCACCAATAAAAATTAGTACATATAACATTTTATCCCCCAATTAGCCTTCGCAAGTCTTTACCTGTGAGGACTAACCGCTACAAGCTAGACACTCTTCCCCTTCCGCAAGAGATCTTAAATCAATCTCTTTAATAATCTCTCTCTCAATTTTCTTAAACACCTTATCAGCCTTGCCTATTTTCTCAGATCTACAGTAATACATTGTCTTGAGCTGCAACCTCCAAGCCATAAAATGAACAGCATGTACATATTTTACATCGCTATCTGGACGGAAGAAAACATTTAGTGATTGTGCCTGATCAATATATTGTTGACGATCAGCTGCATGCTGAACAAGCCAACGCTGATCAATTTCCATTGCAGTTTTGAATACTGCCTTTTCTTCGTCAGTAAGAATATCTAGGTGAGCAACAGAACCATCGTTAGCCATGATGCTTGACCAAACATCTTGCAGTTCTTCTTCTTTGACTTTCGTCTTCAATAGTTTTTCTAAGAAACGATTCTTATTCAAATAAGCACCTGACAATGTATCTTGACGATAAGCATTAGCACGATATGGTTCAATACTTGGTGAAGTGTTGTTCATCAAAATACTTGAGCTTGCATTTGGAGCAATTGCTTGTGTATGTGAAAAACGACGACCAGTTCCAACGGCATCTGGTGCTTCACCACGTTCTGTACCCAATTCTAAATTGGCTTCATCAAGCTTCTTCTTAATATGCTTGAAGATTTTATGATTAGCACTTACCGCCAGAGCTGATTCCCAGGATAGATTATTTTTCTGAAGATATGCGTGCCATCCCAAAGCACCAATACCGATACTGCGTTCCCTGCTAGCAGAATACTTTGCTCTTGATATGCTGCTAGGAGCATGAGAAATGAAATACTCCAATACATTATCGAGCATCTCAGCCACGTCGCGAAGAAAAAGTTTGTTATTCTTCCATTCATCATAATATTCTAAATTTACAGAAGATAAACAACATACAGCAGTACGTTTCTTATCTGTCGGTAGAATAATCTCAGAGCAAAGATTAGATTGTTTGATTGACAAACCTAACTTCTTTTGAAACTCTGGCATTGCTTTATTAGAATGATCAATGAAATGTAAGTATGGTTCACCAGTCATCATTCTTGTTTCTAGGATGCGCTGCCATAATTCTTTAGCAGATACAACTTCACGAACAGTATGGTCATGTGGATCTTTTAGTTGCCAGCTGTCATCAGCAGCAGGATCCAACATACACTTTTCAATAATGTGCATAAAGTCATCGGTGATATTGATACCATGGTGCAAGTTTAATGCACGCATGTTAGGATCACCAGTTGGTTTACGCATTTCTAAAAATAAGAGAATATCTGGATGAGAGACATCGAGATAAGCAGCATAACTCCCACGGCGAGTGTGACCTTGACGATAAGCCAAAGAAGATGCATCGTAAGTACGAAGATGCGGCATAATGCCCACAGACTTATCATCAGCAGAACGAATACCCAATCCAATTCCAACACCCCCTCCTAACATTGAAAGCCAATTAACTTCAGATAAACAATCCACTAATCCTTCAGCGGAGTCGTGGAGATATGGTAAGAAACAGCTAATTGGTAAGCCTCTCTTGGATCTCCCAAATGATAAGATTGGAGTAGAGTAAGAAAGCCAATGTTTGCTGGAATAATCATAGAGTCGTTGAGCGTGGTCTTGATTTGAAGCAAAGGCGTTTGATACATATGCGAATCTCTCCTGTGGTGATTGTTCACTTTCCATCATGTAAGACTCTCGCATACGCTTAAGTCCTAACTCATCAAAAAGGGAATCTCTACTTGAATCTATCTTTATATTATACTTATTCGACATTTATTTCTTTTCTCCTACATATTTCCCTAATTGCGGTGGTGTCCAACCCTCTGGTTTGAGGATCTTACCATCTTCTCTTTTTCTTACCTTACCTGTTGTTGGGTCAACTTTACAAAGATTTGATAAAGCAACCTCACCCCATGCTCCACTAACATCATATCCTTTCATGTGGCAATAACCCAGAATAACCCAGATCATATCCATACAAGCATCTAATTGTTCAACGTCATCATTTTCCGAAACAGCGTTTAGAAACTCTGTATATTCTTCAACTATTAAATTTTTATATAACTCCTGATTCTTTTCGTTTTTTTCTTGATCGCAAGCCTGTATGAAATTCACCACGTCATAAAACATATATTACACCTTTTCTACAAAATTTAAAATAATCGGAAAGACTGGGGCAATTGCCTCAGCACAAGCAACAGCAACTTCCATGTGTTCTTTTTGAGTTCCATTAGCACTGCGCAGTTGTATATAGTGTACCCATGAACGTAGTGTTCCAGACATGTATAAACGGCTCACCGTCAGACCTTCTGGTAGGACTGCTCTTGCTTGTTCTTTGGCGATTCCACTATCTATCGCCCACTTATATGCTGTTTTTGCGCTTTGAATAAGATCTCTTTGAATCTTATCCCAACCTGCTTGCACATATGGATCAACACCTTCGCTGATGCTGTTTTGACGATTCTTTAAATCTTGTAATCTTGCTTCTCTGGTTACAAAATCCAAGTCTTTGGTTGGATCAGCGTAACGTTGACTGAACTCTTGGAATGAGAAAGAACGATGTCTTAAAATTTGACGAGCGATATCTCTTGTTGTTTCTATTTCAAGAGTCGCATTTACCATCTCAAGCGGACTAAAATGTCTATTATCTAAAAGATATTTTATCAACTTATCAGCTGTTTGTTTATTCTTTTGATTGCTAGGATTTGAAACTCTAGCACAATATGCAACCAAATCGCTTGGCATAGTTGATCTCAAATCCATTGACATTTCATGAGTTGGTTGTGTGTATGAAATTAATTTTACTTTCATGATATATCCTCTATAAATTTATCCGCTGCATTCTTCCAAGTCAAATGCGTAACGCTATTATAAACGTTATTTCGATCTAAAGCAAAACATTTGTTTACTGCATTTGTTAAACTCATGCCCATGTAACCATTCAAACCATTGGTGATTTGATCGCGTGGACCAGTTACATCATAAGCAGCTACAGGTGTACCGCATGCCATTGCTTCTAGAATAACATTGCCGAAAGTATCTGTCTTGCTAGGGAAAATAAATACATCAGCACTTCTATAAAACTGAGCTAATTCGTGACCAAATTTATATCCAACAAAATTTACATCAGGATATTTTCTTTTGAGTCTCTTCTTGTCTGGACCATTTCCAACAACGATTTTATGTGTTCCTGGAATATAAATTCTACAGAAGTCTTCAACATTTTTCTCAGAAGAAACACGTCCAACATAAAGAAGAACTTTGGAATCTTTATTATAAAGTTTTTCATTTTGTCTTGGTGTAAAATGTTCGCCAACACCCTTGCCAATTATCTTCGTATTCCATTGCGGATTTTCATTAGCTACAGATTTAGAAGGCACAAAAACAAATCTTGATTTTTTATGGAAATGATCGATGTATCTTTTCGTCAATTTATGAGGAATCAACATCATTCTTTCTAGATATTCTGGAAACTTAGTGTGATATGCAGTTGTGTATCCAATTCCCATACTGTCTAATACTGTTTTTGCAGCATAGCCAATTGGTCCTTCAGTTGCGATATGGTAGCGATACACTACGCCAAGATCTTTAATGATTTCTCGCATTCTATTTTGAGTGCACCATGATAATTGGATTTCTTTATAGAATGGAATGTTGAATGTGCTAAACATAGATGGTTCAACAACATCAACATCATATATGTCATGATCAATGTGTTGTACAAGATTACTGTAAGTTGTAACCACGCCATTTACTTGTGGATACCAAGCATCTGTAAATATAACGATTTTCTTTTTCATAAACAGTTTATAATCTCCCAAGTTCCATCATGATGCTCAACAAGAGCAGTACATGATTCCACCCAATCACCATCATTCATATATTTGATGCCGTTAATATCTTTAATATCAGCTTTATGAATGTGACCGCAAATAATACCATCCGCATTGCGTTTCTTACAATAATCCGCTATCAATTCCTCAAAGTCTGACATGTAAGAAACAGCCTCTTTGGTTACACCTTTGAGGTATTTACTTAGGCTCCAATATTTGTAGCCGAATGACTTGCGGAAAAAGTTTACAACGACATTCAATCGTAATAGAACATCATATAAGAAGTCGCCTAGATGGTACAGCCATTTTAGTTTGTTGCGAATAGCAGTGTCAAACATATCACCATGAACGACAAGATATTTCTTACCGTCAACGCCAGTATGCATGTGTTGATTCTCGATTAGAATATTGCCGATAGAAATATCGTATCTTAAGAATTTTCTTAGAAATTCATCATGGTTGCCAGCAATGTATATCACATTAGTGTCACGTTTAGCTGCTGTGAGAAAGCGGCGAATCACGTTTGTGTGAGATTGTGGCCAATAGAAGTTGCGTTCTAATCTCCAACCATCGATAATGTCTCCGACTAGAAATAGATTCTCGCAACTATTATTCTTTAGAAAGTCGCAAAGCAATTCAGCTTTGCAACCTCGAGTTCCTAAGTGGACATCTGAAATAAAAATTGATTTATACTTTTTCAACATTTTCTCCAGTCTACAAACTTAAGTTTAGCAGTAAGCCCTTGAAACGTGTTTTCTTTCATAACACTCATAATTTCTTCAGAACTCATTCCACTCAAAATCATTTCATTAATATCTTTGCCTTCAATAGTATCAGGAAACAAAACAACAGCATAATCATTTTGAATTGCTTTGTTGATTTGTTTTACGATATCTTTATTTCTTGGCTCACGATCATAAACTAAAACTACTTCAGATGCATCAAGATAGTCTGCAGAACTGCCCAAATTACTATCGCCGCTGGCAACGCTATTCTCAATAAAGAAAGAATCGAATTGACCCTCGAGGACATAAACAGTTTTGTCGAACTGCAACCTGTGCAATCCGAACAGCTTTTTATCTTCTGTAATTTTGACCGTACAGTAACGGACTTTAGACTGACCAAGTGCTCGACCTGTGACATTGGTGATGTTGCCTTCCTTGTCCGTGTAAAACAATACGATACGATCATCATTAGGAATATCTTCTTTTCCGTGATCAGGAAAAGCAGTGTCCATGAAGTCCTTATATTTTTCAGTGTAAAAGACTTCATTCCAGAATTGCTCTGGAATCTTCCTACCTTCTATATATTTCCGAGCGTAGTGTTCAGGCTCTAGTTTATCTACGCTAACCAGACCTGGGAAGGAGCAGTTTCTGATATTAACACGACTTTCCCGTTCGTTATCTTGTAAATCAGCTCTTTCTCCAGAAAATACCTCTGATGCTTTGGGTCCTGCGAGGTCAAAATTTGGCTTTGTGTAATTTGAATGTCCGTTCTCTCCGTTGGAGTAACGTTCGAGTGTGTATTGTGAGTAGGTGTGACTGTCGATGTGCTTGAGGAACTTTGAGAATGTCGTTCCGAGATGGCAGTTGTGGCATGTATAGAAGTAATCATTGTTTTTCCTAAAAACATATCCTCTGGCTTTTAATTTGTTCTTTTTAGAATCGCCGCAAAAGGGGCATCTGAAATTAAACAGATCATCTTTCTTTTGTGCGAATCTTTCAAGTCTCGATGAGACTAGCAAAAGATATTTTCGATCAATGTAAACTGACATAATATAAACCAAAGAATAAAGTGACACATACGTCTAGTATGCGCCGTCACAACTGTAAAAGCAAATTATTTGTGAGTCATAAACTCAATTGATTTTGAAATAACCCAAGAAATGACTGCAACGCCACCAATTACAAACCAACGCCATCTATTTAATTCGTCGATCTTTTTATTTTCTATAATGTGTTGTTTTGCCATTTCTTCACGCAAAGATTTAATTTCCCTCATAATATTATCTTGAAGAACTGACATCATTTCATTGATTTCTTTGCGATCTTCTAATTGACGTTCGTCTAGTTTGTCAAGAGTTTTATCGAACTTCTCATAAATGACATTGAAGAAAGAAATCTTCTCTCTCATTCCAGCCAACTCGGCTTCTATTTTACCTAATCGACTTTCGAAGTCTACCATTTGTTATTCTCTTTATTGGTTATCTTGAGTTATTTATTATTTTACAGAATCAAAGTTTTGTTTCTGTTGAACATACCAATCTTGCCAACCATTCAATAGATTAACGCAATGATAATACTGAGTGTAGTTTGTTGTAACTGTCTTTAAAAACTCGCTAAACACGACTTGTTGCTTATCAATTGTCTGTAAATTTCCGCATTTTTCCATAAGTTCTTTTGGTGCTTCTGGAAAATGACGTTCTACAGGAACTGTAGCGCAACCTGATAAGATCAATAATAGTGGGATTATTTTTTTCATTTTGGCACCGCCGCTGCATTATGAGCTGAAGTATCTACAACTGTACTTGGTGTTAATGGCTGTTCTACATCAAGCGATTGATTAAGAGCAGCAGCATTATGCACTTTAATTACAACTTCTGGTATAGTACAAGTGCTATCAACTTTTGTAACTTCGCGATCGATATACTTAATGATTTGATCACCTTTCTCTTTAATAACTTTATCTTGAGTTACAACTTTCTCTACAATCTCAGTATTAATCGTAGCAGCTTTCGCTTCTGATTCTTTGATCTTATCTTGTAGAGCAGCAACTTGTGCTTCCCATGCTTGTTGTGTAAGCAAGCAACCTTCTAGGAATAATCCTAAAGCAACTGCTGCGATTCCACCCCATTTTAAAACTATTTTATATGGCACGAATGGAATAAACGACAGTGCAACTGCTAATAATGCCAGACCCATGAAACCATGAATCAACATTGCAGGTAAAAACTTTAATAACCAGAACAACATATTACTTATCCTTTTTAGTTGAGGATATCCATGTAAAAGCAACAATCGCCACGACTAATAACGCAGCCATTATGTTATACAAACTATTCATTAACATTTTACTTTCCTTTGAATTTTCTATGAACAATCCAAGCAACGTCAGGATGCTTTTTGATTATCTCATTTATTAATGAGATGAGATAACCAATGGTGTAAGCCATCTTGATATTGTTATTACCTTTCTTCTCTTCCAACTTTTCCATTACCAAATCTTGAATAGAATGTGTCATTTTGAGGTAGCTCTATAGACGCCATCCCAATTTTCTGGAGGATTTCCTTCCATTCTCTCAAGCATCATGTCATAATATTTAGCCATCTGACCGCCCCATGCAGTTTTCAATCCATCGTTCTTCATGCCATTAATATAAAACTTGGCACCTTTCCAGTCACCTTTTCTATATGCTTTTAGGAATTTAGCATGCATTGCATCAGCCATGCTATCATTAGATGGTGCTAAAGTATAAATTTTAACTGGTTCAGTCTTACCCTTAACAGCAAGTAAGTCTAACTCAATTACTGGGAATTCGTCTTTGACCAATTCAGCAGTTCTTGGTCCAAGAACAATCTTAACACCATATGGTTTTGATTGACCTTCTAGTCTGCTTGCTAAATTTACTCCATCACCAAGGCAAGTATAGTCAAAACGTTGACTACTACCCATATTGCCCACGACAACAACATCAGTATTAATACCAAGACCCATCCCAAAAGCAGGAACTCCTTCTTTAGCAATTTCCTCATTAAAATTCTCCAAGTCGGTCATCATAGCAATCGCAGTTCTTACAGCATTCTTTGCGTGTTCTGCGTCATCAAGTGGAGCATTCCAAAAAGCCATTTGAGCATCACCAATGTACTTGTCAAGAGTTCCGTTGTTCTCTAAAATCTTGGCAGTCATTGCTGTCATATAACGATTCATGATCTTTGTTAGACCTTGAACGTCTTTACCA